GCCGCTTCTTTCGCCCACGCGGAGGGTGTGTCGCCGGTATCGGCGCAAGAGGTCAGTTGCTTTCTTGCCTCGTTAATATCCATGTCGAAATCCTCCTTGTTGTCCGTTTTGGTGTAGTACGCCGGGAGGCCGAAGCCCCGGAGATACTTTCCGTTTACCTCGAGCGTCCGCTCCTTGACGCTATTCGAGAAATTGCCCTCAATGACCTTTAGGACGCGCCCGCTCACGCTGGATACAATGCCCACATGGTCGGCGGCTCCCCGGTCGTCGCCGGAGCCGGAGTCCTGCCAGTCATAGAAAACCACGTCGCCGGGCTGTGGCGTGATACTCTCGTCCTCCTCCCAACGGCTCACCGCATGAGAACGATAGAGGGAAATCATAGCCTCGCACCCGCACTCGAGCGGCATAATGTCCGAGAGTCCGCATTTGATAGCGACGGCGGAGACGAACGTCGCGCACCATGCGTCCGTGTACTTGACGGCGTATCCACGGGCGAGCGGCTTGTGTGCGTTGTAAAGGTCGATAATTTCCCGGTGAGAGCCGTCCCGCTCGTTCTTCCCGAGCCACGCCCTCGCCGTCGATACGACGAGCTCGCGTACCTGTTGCTCCGTCACGGTTTAGCCCTCCTTTGTGGTCTTTTCTACCGCGTCGCTGATTTTCTGCGTCTGCGTTCCGAAATAGAACGCGATAACGACCGTGTAGACCGTCATAAACTCTTGGCTCGTCTGCCCGGTAATGGCGAGGTACGCGAATACCCCGGAGAGCAAGAGCGTGACGAGGCTCTTTACGCTCAAGAGAGCGCCGAGCCGCTTTACGATGATTTCTTTCATTTTGCTACCTCCTTTAGCAATCTCGTTTTGTTGCCGTGTCGTATGTAATTCCGCCGGTCGTGTTCTCGGCCTTGCTCTTATTGAGCGAGAACGAGAGCACGGTAGCGGTCGCGGCCTGTAAAAAGGCGATAAGGGCGGTCAAATACGGGAGCGAGCCGGTGTAGTTGTTGGCTACGGAAATCCGGCAGAGGTCGAGCGTCGTCATTGTCGATTTGTAGTCGATATAGAGGACGGCATAAACGAGGAGCTTTGAAAAGGAGAGATACCCCTTTGCAAAGCTCCATACCTCGAGCGCCCATTTTTTGAACTTCCGCCGCCGCGCCGCGCCTTTGCGGGCGGACATTATCCGTCCTCCCGCACCTCGCGCCCCTCGAGCCTGTCGATACGATGATGCGCCGACTTTGCCGAGCTCTCCACCGCCGACATACGCTCCGCCATGCCGATATAGCGCGCGTCCTGTGCGTCCTGCTTGCGCTCGATACGGTCGATGCCGCCTTTAATGTACCCGATTTCGGTTAGCATCGTGCCGGAGGACTTGCCCTCCTCCTCGCTGTCCTTTTTCGAGTTCCTATGAAAAGCGGCATAGCTTAACACGCCGCCGAGGATAGTCCCGAGGACTCCGATAATCGCTCCTACATAGTCCATTTTTAACCTCCGTTATAATTCGTAATAATCGAGTTTAACGGTCTGCTTTCCCGGCAATACGGGACACCCCCGAACGTGGTAAATCTCCCCGTCAACGATAACGCCCTCGCCCTCCGCCTCCGTGCATACGACATAGAGGCCGGGAGCGTCAAGCCTCACCCACAAGAGAGACTCCCGCCGCGCTATGATTTTTCCGTTGAGCTCGACCGTGTAGACCGCCGCGCTCATTCGATGAGCTTCCACCCCGCCGGGTACGCCGTCGGGGAGTATGCGTTTCCGTCGATAAGGCTCTCATACACGGAGCCGTTAAAGAGAACACGGTCGCCCTTTTTGTATGCGTCGTGAGCGCCGGTCGGCTGTTTCCATTCGTCATATCCGGTTGTCGGGTCTACCGTTACGCCGCTCCAAAGGGATGCGGCGACCGGCGGAGTCCAGTCGCTTTGTGACGTATGCGCTTGCACACAACGATAGAGTTTTCCGCCGTACTGTACTCTCGTCTCGACGGTGTACGCCTTGCCATTCTCCCATGCCGGGAAAAGCTCGACGCACTCAAGCGCGGCCTCGTTGTCGAGCTCGAGCGCGGCGACTGCCCGCTCGATGATTGCCCGGAGCTTTTTCGCCTTTTCAACGGTAATCATTCCGCCGCACCCCCTAACAGAATATCGAGAACTTTATCGTTCTCGGCGAGCATGAGCGTACCGCTCACATTTTCCACGGAGCCGACCGGCTCGATACCGAGGAGCCCGCCGTCGGTGAAAGCGTAAACGAAGTCCTCGAGATATGTCGTCGTCTCGCCCGTCTCCTCGTCCTTGCGGTCGATTGCCGTCTTGATGCAAAAGCCCCCGGCCTCCGCCTCGTCGCACGGGACATAGCACCCGTTTTCGTGTAGGCGGACATAGACAACGGTATCGGAGTAGCCGACGACCTTTCCGCCGCTTTTGATAGCATACATACGTTATCCCTCCATTTTCGGCAGCTCTCCGAGCCGCTTTTTATAAAACTCCTCGAGTTCCTGCGTGTTCATCGTGCGGAGGAGGTTTTTCCAATACAGATTTTCCGCCCCCGCCCATTTCTCCGGGTCGAAGTCCGACGCGCCCTCGTGCTTGCCGTAATAGTGGTAGAGGCCGTCAAGCATCTTTTGACGATACGCGCCCTCCGGCGTGTTTGGTCTGAAATGCTCCCATCCGTTTTCAGACGTTGCGGCGCAAATCTTCCGCCCGTCAGCGGCAAAGAGAAAGCCGTCCCGCTCCGTTACGGTCGTCCCGTATCGGAGGTTAAAGGCTCCGTCGATGCCCTCGGCCTTAAAGCGCCGATAAACGACATATTCCATAGCTTACCCTCCCTTGAATAATTCACGATAGAGCCGCTCGACGCTCTGCTCCATGTGGTACGAGTGAAATCTTTTCATGTGTCCCCGCCATGACACGAGGGACGTTTCCACGTCCGCCGCCGTCATTCTGCCGGAGTCCACCCAACGCCGGAAAATGCGTAGCTTTGCCCTCATGTGCCGGATACCCTTGTACGTTGCCCGGCGGACGACTTTCCCGCTTGCGCTATACCGAAAGCGCACCTTGACGAATGTAAAGCCGCGTGTGAGCTTGATAATCTGCGTCTTTTTCGGATTGAGGCGGATACCGTGCTCGGCACATAGCCGCCGGAGCTCCCGGAGGCAAATCTCGAGCTTTCCCTTTGACTCGCTGATGATACACCCGTCGTCCATATAGCGAGCGTAATACTTCATGCCGAGCACGTCCTTGATATAGTGGTCTATCCTGTTCGGCAGGGCGAGCGCGGCAATCTGCGAGACTTGGCTCCCGAGGCCGAGCCCCACGTCGCCGAAGTTCTGAATAAAATATTTCGAGAGCGCGACGAGGCGGTCGTCGATGCCGCTCCGCTCGAACTCTCGAAAAACGGGCTCATGCTGTGCCGTATCGAAATACTTTGAAAAATCGAATACGAGGACGTAGCCCTCCCGTCCGTGTTTTCTGTAATGCTCCGCGAGAAAGTGCGTCACCCGGGATACGGCGAAATCGTACCCTTTGCCTCGCAAGCTCGCTCCGTTGTCGTAAATGAATGACCGGGAGAGCATCGGCACGAGGCAGTAATCGCACAAGCACCGTTGTACGACGCGCTCGGAGATATGGACGCTCCGAATATGCCTCGGCTTTCCACGCTCCACAATATCGAACTCGTAAAAGCCCTTGGAGCGGTATCTCCCGGCTATCAATTCCTCGTGTGTCTTTGTGACGTTGGCAAGCGAGGCGGCTTTGTATCGCTGTGTGCTCGCTTTCCACCCAACGCCACGGACGGAGGCGCGGTAGCTCTCATAGAGCCGCTCGAATGAGAAAACCGTCTCGAAATCTCCGTACTCCCGGAGCGCGGCGGCTTTCTTTTCCATCCGTGCGGCCTTGCGACGCTGATACCGTGCCTCGCGTCGTTCTGCGCTGTTCATAAAATAAAAATACCTCGTACATTTCTTTCTCGGCGTGTTGTCTAAAATGCGTAACGGCGAGCCATGAAAGCACGGAAAACACGCACTCCGCACCCATGCAAGGAGCGTCCGGCTAACCGTATCGCGGTATATGTTTGTCCGACGGCGCGAGGCCGTCAGAGAGGTTATATTCCCCTTTTATATGGGGACTGCTTTCGCTCCGTGAGGAGTTATTCGGTCTGCCCCGTGTCGATATAAAATCCGGGCGCGAAGCCGAGGGAATAGTTCGCGTTGTTGTTGTTGACTGTCCCGTCGGTGTTCACATTCACGAAATTGTTGGAGTTGCTCGCATTCGGAGAACGGAGCCACCAATTAGCGGCGATGCGGAATATAACCTAATCACGCGGAGGATTAAGCTCGCGCCTTATCGCTCCGTTTGATTTTAGAGATTTGCGAGAGCTCGTCCGTAATGAGCTTTACCCACTCTTTGAGGACGTTCGGCGGTATCTTCTCATGGTTGACGGTCATATACGCGAGGTCGAGCACGTCGAGCATCGAGTTATAATAACCCTGTGCCGTTTCGTAATACTCTTTCCGCCGCTGGATGTTCCGGCTGCGTATCTCCTCCGGCGCTTTCTCGTCAACGTAAATGAGGTTTGCCGTCTTTATCATGCGATAAGCCTCTCGCGCCGCGTTGTAGAGCGGCAAGGAAAAATAAAAAGTGTAGCTTTTCGGCAGGATGCGGACGCGGTTATATGTGAATACATAAATCTCGCGGGCAAGGTTGATATACTCCGCCGGGCTTTCGCCGCGTCTTGATTTTGGTACGGACATTTTCTTTCCTCCTCGCCGACTATGCGCCCATTGAGGGCGCAAGTCTCGATTTCCGAATTATACGCAAAAGCCGGGCGCGAAGCCGAGGGAAAAGTGCGCGTAGTCGCTGGTGACTGTCCCGTCGGCGCCCACAATCACGAAATTGTTGGAGTAGCTCGCACCCGGAGAACGGAGCCACCAATAAGCGGCGGTACTCGTGCCGTTGTGCTTGTACTTGATTTTGCTATTCCCGGCGGAATAATAGGCGTACTGCGCTTGTTTGTTCTTCTCGTTCGTGTTTCCGTAGGAAATGCTACCGAAAACCTCGAACTCCGAGAGGAGGAAAAAGTAATCCGTCGTCGCTGTTACGTAGCTCGCCGTCGAGCCGCCGCCGTTTGCCGTATTGTCCGTGTACTTCGTCACGGATTTCAATACTGCACGGAGCGCCGCCGGAATGACTGCAATAATCGTCCCGGAATAGCTCGAGAGGCTCGTCCCGCAAATGTTTGTACGCATTTGCGAGCTTTTCCATCCGCCGGAGTTCGTGTTGCTCGCGTTCATAACGAAATAGCCCGCGCCCGGGGACGACCATCCGCTATCCGGGCCATATTGATTATCACAGAAACACACGTCCGTACCGCCGGAGAGCGCGGTCTTTGCAAGCTGAAAATGGATCCGGTTTGCGCCCTCGACGCTCGCATTATGGTTAAAGCCGATAATGAAAGCGTAGGTCGTGACATTCGAGAGTGAGAGCTTTCCGACCGTGCCGTTAAGCGTGACCGCCTTTCGGTCGCCGATGCTCCAATAGTTCGCGCCCTGTCCAGCGTCGGAAACGGACTTGATAACGCTCCACTCATTATTGTTGAGCGTGGAGCTCACGAAAGAGAGCGTCAGCGAGTAGGAGGTCGTGCCGGAAACGACATTGACGGAGCCGCTCGTCGTCTGCCCGTTCTTTGTCGCCGTGACCGTGTACGCCCCTGTCTCCGTGACGGTGAAAACCGCCGTCCCGTTGCTCGTCTTTGTGGCGATTGTCGTCCCGCCCTTTTTCAGCGTGACGGATGCGCCGGAGTCTACGTTGACGGTAATCGTCGCAGAAAAGAACGTCAGCGCCACCGCGTAGCTATCGACGACGGAGACGCTTTTCGTATCGGACGTTTGCCCGTTGAGCGTGGCCTTTACACTCCATGTACCGGCCTCCGGCAAGGAGAGGACGCACGAGCCGCCCGCCGCCGTACCGTTTACCGTTTTCGAGCCCTTTGTCGCTGTGACCGCCGCGCCGCTCGTAACGGATACCACGAGGGAGAGCTCGACTCCGGGCTTGCTGACTGCGTTTGTTCTACCAATCATTTTTAACTCACCGCCTTAATACAAGTAATGCTCTGCACCGTGATAGCCGCCGTCGGCTTTGTCGCGGCGTAGATTTTGACCGTCCCGTTCCCGGAGAGAGCGACCGGCGCAAAGTTTCCGCTCGCGGCCTCTGTCGCACCGAACACGACCTCGGGGACGTGGCTCGCCGTCACGCCGGGGCAGGCGATAGAGGCGGCATAGGGATACGCCGCGTATGTGCTGTCGCTCACCCATGCAGAGGCGGCGACGGACACGCCGGAGAAAATCTTTACCTCTGCGTATCCCGCGTGAGCGTGGGAGGCGTTGGCAAAGTCGCCCGGCTTTTTGCCGCTGTCGGTCAGATTGCCGGAGGAGTCGAGCCCGGCGAAGTGTCCCGCCGTGGCGTGGGATACCTTGTCAGCCTTGCCCGCGTGTGTGTGGTCTTTATCGGCGAAGTCGCTCGCTTTCTTCCCGCTGTCCTTGAGGTTGCCGGAGGAGTCCAGCGCGGCGAAGTCGTCCGCCGTTGGAGAGCTTACCTTGTCCGCCTTGCCCGTGTGGGTGTGGCTCGCGGCGG